GTCACACACCCACCCGTGTGTGTTCGGCTTGCGGGGAAACTTACTGCTTGCAGGAACGAAAAACAAGAGCAGCACAACCGAACACACACGAGTGTCCCGTAGGGACCGAGTCGGGTGTGTTGATGCAAAGAAGAGAGAAGCCGACAGCTCTCTACTAGGCTGGGGGATAGCTCTAGCGGGATGTATCCGCTTTGGGATTTTCTGCCCAGTGCCCAAAATCAGGGCCGCCAATTCGACTTAAAAGGGATTGGATGGCGCCTGTGCCAAGGGTGCTACCAAGCACCTGGAGTGCCGATCGACTACAACGGGTCATAGGCATGGCCAGCTCAGGCTGGGCCCAGCCTGCTAGTAGGGGGGATAGTCACCTGGGGGATCCAGGGTATCGCCAAGTCAGGTATCCACTGTTCTTTGCTTTTGCCAGGTGCTCAGCCGTTTAACTGAGCAAATTGCTAGGTCCCAGCCGTATCTGGATTTATTATCTTCGCTGTTGTTTGACAGTGCTATAACCCTGCTACTCTCCTTACTCTACCCTCTCCTTTTGATTCCCATTCTGGATTCGACTGGAGATAGACATGAGCGGAGGAGATTTATCAGGACCCGGGGAGCCACTCATTCAGCCTCCTCCGGTACCGATTCCTCTTCAGGAGGATGGTGCTGGCTCAGAAGCAGTCCCAGTGGCTCCTCCAACGAGGGCCTCGATGGAGGCCAGCCCTGGGGAGGGTTCCCCCCCCTCCTCCCCCCAAGGGCAGGTACAGTTAACAGGGGGGGCCTTAGGCGGGGGAGATCCGCCCCAAGCGCCCCTTTGGGGGGCGCAAAGTCCAAAGGGGGAAAACCCCACCAGTCGGGGAAGAAGCCCACCTCCAAGGGCAAGCCCACCACCCGAAAGCCCGGCGTCACAGCCACTCGCCCCACCACCCTCCGAACCCAACCCCTCGATTCAGCCACCACCCCCGTCACCACCCCCAGCACTACAACCACCACACGACCCACAACCCGGTCCGTCACGGCTGCCTCCACAACATCCGGAGCCACGCCCCCCTCGGTCGGCGGGTCCACCACCGTCAGCACGCCAGCAGCAGTGGTACACCGGCCAGACCCTCCTGTACAACTCAGTCCCAACTGGACGAGAGTCGTGGTGGGGGGCAGTGGCGCGGGTAGGAGAGGATCTAGGGCCGGCGGTCGTCGCCATTGGGCTTGGGTTCTTGCAACCCGAGCTCCTTCCAATACTCCCAGCCCTGACGGCTGAAGCGGAGGCAGAGATTGCCGCCGCAACGGACGCTGCTGCAGCCTGGGCTGCTCTGCGCTCCCACTTGGCCCGACAGGAAGCGGAGGCCTCCGTGCCCCCTCCTGAGAATCTAGTCGACGCGCTGGCCTGGTATCGTGAAAGGGTCGGGCGGCCCAGCCAGCACCCCCGGCTGGCCATTCCCCCCCACCGACTAGCAGTTGAGGCGGCCACTAGGGTGCCCACCCCTACTAACGCACTGGGGTTGGCTATCACCCGTTGGGCGTCCCACTTGTTCCACTCCCATCCAGAAAAGTTCACCAAAGTGGTGGTTGGGCGAAACATGTTTGGGAGTAGCGTCGAACCCCACCACACTGACCCCCAAGATACGCGGTTTGGGCGGAGAGACAAGCAAAGCCAGCCGACAACCGTGACTCTCGGTGACGGTTCCGAATCCCTGTGGATGAAGTTAGGTGAGCATTCCATCCATTCGGCCAATTTGACCGCCAACCTATTAGTGGATGAGACTGACATTTCCCAAGGTGTGCCTGACTTTTGCTCCAAATACGGAACGGCCTTGAGGAACAATGACACCAACTTCCAGCACGTGGCGAATGTAGGCCTGCAAGTTGGCAGTGGGGTTGCCCTCTCCACATCCGGGGGTGGGTACGATGCTCCTGTTAATGTGTGGGGCACCGTGTTGTGTACCCACAACGGACCTATCCCCTTAGGCGACCCCGTCGCCCGCCATGGGCTGCACGTTCACGGGGGGCCCGCGCGTGAGATGGGTCGTTTCACCCAAACAGCGATCGCGTCGCTCCTCCAGAGCGGGGTGCCCAGTGAGCGGTTCGTAGGTTCGGCCATTAACCCGAACCTTGCAATAACGAGCCTGCCCGCCCTCAAGAATTTGACGGCAAGCATAATGGAGGGTTGGGAGTACTATGACAACTCGCTCCTATATGCCAAATTGTGGCACTACGTCATGCTCAACGACTTCTTCTCCACGTTTGGCATCGCGCCGGAAGCTCAGGCATTTCCCCAGGGGCAGGGTCCTACCTGGATAAACGTCACGGATGCCAACCTCGACATTTACTCCATCCCCAACGCCATATCGCGGAGGGATCTGGTCTTCATCGAGGGACAGGATATCTTTGAAGTTGCATCTGACCTGCAACTCATATATTGGATCGTGACATCCGCGTTCCGTTATGACGGACCCGTTGGAGCCCAAACCCCCCACCAGTGTTACACGGAGTGGCCTCAGATCGGAGTCACCGTCCTAGCTCGGCGCGCTGCCCCCGCCGCCCCTGCTGCTGCAGTGGTCCCATCGCCTACCATTGTGAGTTTCCTCACTAGGATGGCAACTAGGCGGAACGAGTGGGACTCAGCCCTGAAGGGGCTGTATCTCGCCATGGAGCTATTCGGGGTTAGGCTCAACATGAATGAAGACGAGTACTGGCCTATCAGGACGTGCCTGTCCGCCCACAATCCCTGGGTTCCCAAGGTGGCCGACTACAACTTCATGTTTAGGCTGCTCAAAATCTTCCCTGATATCCAGGGGGATCACAAGCCAGAGGTAGGGGCTTTCATCAGCCTGAGCGCCAGCACCCGGACCCGTGTTGTGGCGCTATACAATGCCATCATGGGGGCAGCGGCCACCACTGTCCTGTATGACCTCAACATAACCAGGTCATTGCTGGTGTCCTGGTGCACTGGAGACGTGGACACACCTCCCACCTTTGTCCAAATAATGACGGAGGGGCTCAACCAGCCCCAGTCAGGCAACGACCCTCAGGAGTGCACCTTCTTCTGCCAGGCCAGGGCTGCATTCCCTAAGTGGATAGGTGCCAATGCTGCATCCAATCTCTTCCCCGAGGACACGTGGAACGGGGATTTTAACAACAACGCGGGGGCCGAGCATGCATATGAAGTGTACAATGCTGCCATCACACCGGCCAACTTTACCCCGTTGATAATATTGGAATGGCTTAAGGTGTTGCCCTTCGAGTGGGGCATTTGTAGTGCGCGCCCTACACTGAACTTGAGGGAGGAGATCCGGCTCCGCGGACTGGCCGCGGCGGTTGGGTGGTATGCCAATCGAGGATCAGATCTCTACCGCGAGAGGGCAGTGGGTGACTTCCCCATGAAGGTGGTAGCGTATGGAGTGCAGGTCGTTAATGCGCTGGCCCAGGGTATTAGGTTGGCTGCTGTGCCCGGTGTTGGCAGGCAGGCCACCATTTGGGAGCCTTATGGCAGCGAGAGTGGGGCTAACCCCCCGTGGGGCCCCAGCGCTGCTGTCCCGGCGGGGGATATCTCATACGCCGCAGACATACACACACTCAGGCCTTGCAGCCTCATGTCGTTTGATTACGCCACTGACTCGGTGTGGGCCCCTACCTTGTTGGGGGCAGCACTCGGGCCTGGAGAGGTGCAGCGCCTAACGTGCTGGACTGGGCAGACAGCGGAGATGAGTGGGGTCATTCTGCCTATGGTTGGCATACAGGCCCCACCACTGCGCTTGCCCGGCCGCCTCAATCTGCTGAGGATTGGTGGGGTGCGGGCACGCGTCCCCGGGGTAGACAACGTACCTCAAGGGGCCGTGGAGGTGGTGGCACCAGATGCCCTTGCTGCCAACCCGGCGGGAAACCCTCAATAAGTGGCCCTTCAGCAAGCCCGCTAGTCCACTCAGGCACACGCACCACCTGCGAGCCACAGAGTGGGTTATACGTAGTATATGACGTACCCTGGTTGGAGGGGGGCGGCCGGGTCTCCCTGCCTGCGGGCTGTGCCAGTTCTATATCCGTGGCTCGCGAGGTGGTGCTGCTGTTGAACTACCTGTCCCTGGGCTGTCGCGGGCGTGCGGTCCAGGATAGTTTTGTCAGCCCCTACTTCACGTCTGTGGTGATAGCGCCTCCCGTGGGCGATGTTTATAAGCCGGGTTATCAATCAGCCACCGTAGACGACCTCACGATAGGGGTGCCAAACTTCTCAGCAAGCGAGCTGAAGGAGTCTGAGTACCCGGGGTTCAGTGCGCAATGCCTCCAACTCCTCGACAAGGCCCTATCTCAGTTGATGGCCCGTAGGCTTGTTACCACCACCCAGCGGGCGGCTATAATGGCCCGGGTATTCCCTGCATATCAGGACGGGAGTAGACCCGATGTTCGGCAACAAATGCGTGAATCCGTAGCCAGGGCCTGGGCCCTACCTTGGACTGAGGCACCTGGTGATCCAGATTGGTTCACTACCGGGGGATGGAGTTACGCCCGCGAGGCCAATTCCTCTGTGGTGCTGCCCACGGCCCTAGCGGCACTTGCTCTTCAGAGCAAGGAGTTGGCTAAAGTGATGCCCAACCTGGAGGCGCAACAGAAGCGCACTTTCCAGGGATCTCGATTAGCGGGCAAATTGGCTCTGCTGGATGATATAAGTGCACTGTTGCTCGCCGCCCCCCGTGACACCGACGTCGCCCAGGATGACACGGGGGCGGACGCACCCGCCGGGCTCAGGGCTATCACCTCACAGTGGTTAGCCTCAGCGGTACTCTACCTAGCAGGGGCGTGTACCGGGGACGCGGCCCCACCCCTGCCGTCACTCACACGGGCCTGGTTGGTTCAGCGCAACCCGGCCCTGCTCGCCCAGGTGGACCACCTAGACGGCAGCAGCTCGCCGAGGCCCTATGTGGGGATCGGGCGGGATTCCCTGATTAGATTTCCTGGCCTAACACTGTCACGCCAGACGCATCACTTGCATTGGGCAGAACGGCAACGCGTCTGCCCCGCGCTGGTGGTGCGAATCCGCTCTGTCACAGCTCGAAGGCACCTGAAGGCGTTGAATAGGCTGTTCCCTTCTACGAGCCTTACGGACAGTAAACACCAGACTACGCACTTGGCAGAAGTCGTCTGGAGTTACGTGGTCGGGAGGGACTTGCCAGGTAGTGGCCATCCTCACGGGGATGGGCAGAATGCCTCTAAGTCTTGTTCCCCCGGGGGTGGCGGGAAATGGTTTAAAGACGCCACGGCTAGTCAGAGGCTCAGGGCAGTGAACGCCATCCTAAACCACATCCCCGTGGGCACCGGTCAACTCCTCACCACGGGCGCTATCATAGCCGGGTTAGGGCTACAGCACTGCGACCTGTTCAGGGACACCTACTTGAAGAGTGGTTGCTTCTGGCGTCTACCCCATCAGATCGGGGGTGTCGTCAAAGCAGTGGGTACCTACATTCGGAAGTGTGCTGCTGGGTTACAGGGCAATCCACTCTCGTTGGATCAGGTGACCCAGTTGGCCTACTATGATCTCCTAACCGGCAGGTCTAAGAACGTGACTAACTGGCAGGAAGAGATAGCCAACAGGTGTACGCACACATATCATATACGTAGGCCTTGTCTTGCGTGGCAAGTAAACGATAAAGGCGATCTCCGCGCCACTTGGGTGGAAGACAGCGATAACCTGAATCCCAGGTTGATGAAGCGGGATGGGCATTTTTACAGCCGGCTTCGATCCATATTGATGCGGGTATGTGAGCCTTTAGTTACGGCCAGGAACACGCGAGAGCCCCTGGACAAGTTCTATGCCCGCCGGCACGAGTGGATCGCCTCCGGAAGCTCAGCTGGGGCCAGGGCAAAGATCTCGATCCGGAAGGGCCGCCTGGGTCGGGGCAGCCACCTCATGGCTGAGGAGGTGAAGGTGTCAAAAAGGGCGTGGGCTGAAGCCACGCCCCTCAGCTCCGTGCTAGAGGCGCTCGCGCTGTCCCAACCCAGGGAAGTGGCCCACGCCAGTGAGAAATACGAGAACGGCAAGGCCCGAGCCATATACGGGGTCGAGCCCATGCACTACGTGATAAATACGTATGCAACTAAGGGGTTCGAGGAGCGCTTGCACCTACTGCCCGGGCTGGAGAAGGGAGCCAGTGGGTCCCAGGCGTGTGCGTTGGAAGTGCGTCGTGCCCTCATTACTCGCGACCCAGACCTGGAGTGCACCATGTTGGACTATGCTGACTTCAACCGGCATCACACCCCTGAGGCGCAGTCGCTGTTGTTTGACGTCTTTGCCCGCCTCGGGAAAACCAAGGGGGCTCATCCCGACTGGGTGGCTGCTAATCTATGGGTGGCCCGGGCTAAGAAACAGCTATGGGCCTTGTTCCCAGGAGAAACTGAGCCTAGAAAAGTGAGGCAAGGGATGTTTTCCGGCACCAGGTCGACCGATCTCATCAACACGCTACTGAACCTAGCCTACTTTGAGATGGCGAAGGAGTGGTTGGAGGTGCAGTGTGGATTGGCACCCACCCAGCTATATCACGTCCACCAAGGAGACGACGTCTGGGTGTCCAATGGCAACCCACTGTGGGCTCGGGCTCTGTATTATTGTTTGAACAACATGGGATTCATTTTCCAAGGGAGCAAACAGATGTTTGGCCCGGGGAGGGGGGAGTACCTGCGAGTCTTGTATAGCGGGGGTAGAGCCCGGGGCTACTTCGCACGGTCTCTAGCTAACTATCTGCTAAGGCCCATCCAGAACGCCAGCTCTGCCGACCCCCTATCATGGGCCCGCAACATCAGTGACGGCACGTCCCTGCTGGCAAGGCGTGGGCTCACGCCCCGGATGGCTCTCGCACTTTATATGGATGCCGCACGATTCTGGGTGCGCGCGAGGGCTCACCCAAAAGATAACGCCCCCGTGAGCATTCCATTGCCTGTGTGCTGGCTGCCCGGTATCCAAGGTGGGTTGGGTAGTCCCCCCCCCACTTGTTTGTGGTTGCCGGAATTAGACCAGCAGTTGGGGTTGGCCCTACCGGTGATGCGGAGTTCCATCAACGTGGAGAACTTTACTGCCCCAACTCTGATGACTGATGATTGGATCGCCCATGTCAGTAAGCAGGCCTATCGTCTAACTAGGCATCCTGAGATGCCATCGCCCAACCTGAAGATGGCGGGGCTGCGTGATGACATCATCATGGCGAACTACGTCAACGACCTTGCTGAGTATTTGCCTGAGAGGGGTTGGGCCCAATACAAGCGCGATTGGGCAGAATTAAGAACCAGTGTGGGGAAACGTCTTGCGTCTATGTCCAGCGGCGCCATCATAGCCAGCCGCACAGAAGAGCTCGGCCAGCAGCTGACCTCCATCCAGGCCTGGATTGGATATGGCCACCCACCCAGCCACATCCCCGCTTACCCCTACTTGAGGAGCCACGTGGACGGGCTCGACCTGGGGGAGGTTGGCTTTGACACGCCTCTCGAGAACCTTAGAGACAAACTGTCCTCCATAATCACACGCAGCGTATTCAAGAATGAGAACACCCTTGCTCGTGTGACAGGGCTCACACGTCTCGACGCCATTAGCCTGATCCTGGCTGAAGCCGATGTATCAGGGTTTGGCGACGCTGACGTTGCTGGGGTCCTTGGTCCCCTTCTTACCAGCAAGAACGCGCAGATGGTGGACCTACTCTTGGGCAGTCTGGGTGATTTGGTCCCCGGCCTGAGGGCTTACGTGAACAACGCATACTGGCAGCACGTTCAGTCGGTATGGATAGCCCAGCTCACGCCTATGGCCATTACACACCCAGGTATCACTCCACTACAGTGCGTCAGTGCTGACAAGCGCGGCACTGCACAGTGGTTGTACCAAACGATCGCTGCTTCCCAGGTGGCGACCAGTGTTGTCTATTAATTCGTTCCTGCAACACGTCCTATAGCTGCGTATGCAGGTGCCTAAGGCACCCCATACCTATAGAGC